TGTGAATAATGAAGATATATATATTAAAAATAATTTATCATTACTCAACGTATTTAACCAGTTGGTCGTGGCAAAAATTGTATGGAGATAGAACTAAAAGAGGACATAAATGAATTACCCTCCAATTAAATCATTTGGTTTTAAGAAAAAAATAAGAAAACAACAAAAACAAACAGTGCTATGGACGGTTTATCATACTGTCCTTGCAGTAGAGTTATTAATATTAATCATAATAGAAGGGATAGAGTTACTAAGATGAGTTTATTTAAAACAAGAGCATACTACAAACCCTTTGAATACGATTGGGCATTTGAAAGTTACGACATGCAACAAAAAATGCACTGGCTACCTAGTGAAGTACCATTGCATGAAGATGTAAGAGATTGGAATGAAAGATTATCAGCAGAAGAAAAGAATTTGATTGGGCAGATATTAAAATTCTTTACACAAGGAGATGTAGATATTGCACAAGCATATTTAGATAAATACATTCCTAAATTTAAACCACCTGAAATTAGAATGATGTTATCAGCTATAGCCACATCAGAAGCTAATCATGCACACAGTTATTCTTTATTAAATGATACGATTGGTTTGCCTGACAAAGAATACAAAGCATTCCAAGAGTATAAAGAAATGTCTGATAAACACACTTATCTATTTCAAAGTAAAGGAACAGGTATAGAAGGATTAGCTAGAGAGATAGCTTGTTTTTCTGCATTTGGTGAAGGCTTACAGTTGTTTGCTTCATTTGTAATGCTACTTAACTTTCAAAGATATGGACGTATGAAAGGCATGTGTCAGATAGTTACTTGGTCTATTAGAGATGAGACACACCATGTAGAAAGCATGATTAAAATATTCCATGCTTTAATAAAAGAAAACCCTCACATTTGGACAGAAAAATTTAAAGCAAGTATCTATCAAACAGCTAGAGACATGGTTGACTTAGAAGATAAGTTTATTGATTTAGCTTTTGCACAAGGGGGCATTAGAGGACTTAAAGCTGATGAAGTTAAACAGTATATTAGATACATAGCTGATAGACGATTACTTCAGTTATCTCTAAAGCCTAACTTTGGTGTCAAAGAAAACCCTCTATCGTGGTTAGATTGGGTATTAAATGGCGTAGAACATGCAAACTTTTTTGAGAATAGAGCTACTGAATATAATAAAGGGACTGTGACTGGCAGTCTGTGGGACTAAACCTGCTCTTTTAGATGAAAAACTTAACAGATGATGTGGTTTTACCATTGAAGGTAGACGATTTAATTAAATTATTAAACAACGTCTACCCTGAAAAGTCTCCTAACTTGCAAGATGATACTAAGACTATTTATTTTAAAGCAGGACAGAGAGACGTAGTAAACTTTATTAACACTCTCAAAGAAAGGTCAGAACAATAATGTGTGGTTCACCAAAAGTACCTCAAGCTCCAGTACAGCCTGTAGCTCCAATGCCAGTTAGAGCAGACCAAGCACAGGATTTATCTCCTGAATTGGTTAAAGCTAATGATGCAGATTTAGACATTAAAAAGAAGAAAGTTAAAAAATCAGGCACGTCTGCTTTAAATACTTCTTCAGGTCTTAACATTGCTACTAACTCAGGCATTTAATTAAATGGAATACGAAGGTAGTCTACAGAAGCAACATACAGCTAAAGAACGATACCTTAAACTTCAGTCAGAGAGAGAACATTATTTAGACAGAGCAGAAGAGTGTAGTGAATTAACTATTCCTTCTTTAATAAAACCAGATGGCTTTACTTCTTCAAGTGAGCTATACAATCCATTCCAATCAGTTGGTGCAAGAGGTGTCAACAACCTAGCAAGTAAACTTCTTTTACTTTTGCTCCCACCAAACTCCCCATTCTTTAGATTACAAATAGCAGGTGACGCTAAAAAAGAACTAGAAGAAAATAAAGATATGAAAACTGACATTGAGAAATCTTTGTCTGTTATTGAAAAAGAAGTATCAAGTAAAATTGAACAACTTGCATTAAGAGTTTCAGTTTATGAAGCATTAAAACATCTTATTGTTGGTGGTAATGTATTAACTTACCTACCTAAAAAAGGAAGCATGAGAGTATTTCCTTTATCACAGTACGTAGTTAGAAGAGATGCTTCAGGAAATATTTTAGAAATAATTATTAAAGAGAAAGCAAGTATTTTATCATTAGGTAAAGAAATATCCGCACAAGTAATTGCTGACCCTGATTATAAATCAGATGAAGAAATAGAATTATACACTCATGTTTATAAATTAAATGACAATGAGTTTTACGTTTGCCAAGAAGTAAACGGAATTAAAATACCTGAAAGTATTGGTACATTTAAAAATGAAAGAATGCCTTATCAAGCATTAAGAATGGTAAGAGTTGACAATGAAGATTATGGAAGAAGTTACGTAGAAGAATTTATTGGTGATTTAAAATCATTAGAAGGTTTATCTCAAGCACTTGTAGAAAGTGCGGCGGCTTCATCTAAAGTAGTATTCATGGTTAGACCTAACTCTGTTACTAGAAAAAAAGATTTAGCTATGACTAGAAATGGTGACATCATTACTGGAAGTGCAGAAGATGTGACGGTATTACAGGCACAGAAACAATATGATTTACAAGTAGTTGAAAGAAGTATTGCTAAATTAGAAGAGAGAATGTCTTATGCTTTCTTATTACACACAGCAATACAAAGAGATGCAGAAAGAGTTACTGCACAAGAGATTAGATACATGGCAGAACAATTAGAGACTGCTATGGGTGGTATATATTCACTATTATCACAAGAGTTTCAGCTACCATTAGTTTCAATATTAATGAAAAGAATGGAAACAGCTAAAGAAATTCCAACATTACCTAAAGGCACAGTTAAGCCTACTATTATTACTGGTATTGAAGCATTAGGTAGAGGAAACGATTTACAAAAATTAAGAGAATTTGTTGCAGAGATAGGAAACTTAGCACAAATAAATCCACAAGTTGTTCAGGCACTAAACCCAGATGATTTAATTAAACGTATAGCTATCGGTCTTGGTATTGATACTGACGGTTTATTAAAATCTCAAGAACAACTAGCGGAAGAACAAGCGGCACAAGAAGAACAAGCACAGCAACAACAAATGATGCAGATGGCTGAAAAAGCTATCCCTCAAGTTGCAGGTAATCTTACTAAGCCACAATAATAAAAGGAAACAATGGTAGAAACAGTAGAGATAAAACAACCAGAAACTACAAGTGAAAAACCTGTAGAAGAAAATGTTACACAAAGTAAACCTGAAGGCTTACCTGAAAAATTCAACAGCGTTGAAGATTTAGCAAAGTCATATCAGGAATTAGAAAAGAAACTTGGTGACAATACGGAAGCACCTAAAGAAGATGCTCCCAAAGAAGAAACAAAGAGTGATTTAGATATTGCTGAAAAAGCAGTTGAGAGTGCAGGGCTTAACATGGACAACCTGTCTTCTGAATATGCTGAAAAAGGTGAGTTAGATGCTAAGTCATACGAGGCTTTAGAAAAAGCAGGTATACCTAAAGAATATGTAAACCAGTTTATCGAAGGTCAAAAAGCAGTTGCAGACCAACAAGCTAGTTCATTAAAAGAAATAGCAGGTGGCAATGAGGCTTACAGCGAAATGTCTAATTGGGCGGCAGACAATATGACTGACGCAGAGAAGACAGCTTACAACACAGCAGTTAATTCTAAAGATGTAGAAACTGCAAAGTTAGCAATAGCAGGTTTAAAAGCTAAATTTGATGGAGCTAATGGTAATGAGCCTAACCTTGTAGAAGGCAAAGCTACAGTGTCAGGTCAAGATGGTTATAAGTCTTGGGCTGAAGTTACAAAAGCTATGGGAGATGAGAGGTATTCAAATGACCCTGCTTACCAAGCAACAGTAAAAGAAAAACTAAGTAAATCGGACTTGTAATATGAGCCTTTATAGGAACATGAACGCCAGAAAAAAATCTGGCACATCAAGACCAAAAAGTAAAAGTACGGTATCTGCTAAAGCATATAAAAATATGAAAGCAGGATTTCCTAAAAAGAAAAAGACGACATAAAAAATAGTTGTGCAACACTTATGTGTGGCAACTGCCAACTTTAATTAGCCAAATAACTTGACCCTCTGCGGAGGACAATCTTGACTAAATAACTGAATTGAAGAGGCTTTTAATAAACAATAAATAACAAAAGGAAACACAATGGCAAACGCAACTCCAGTATCAGTAGGAAGAGCAAATGCAGGTGGCTCTGAAGACGCATTGTTTTTAAAAGTATTCGCAGGTGAAGTAATTACTTCATTTGATAGAGCTTCAAAAACAGCAGGAGCAGATATGCAAAGAACTATATCATCAGGAAAGTCAGCGACTTTTCCAGTGATGGGTAGAATTTCAAGTGCATATCACACAGCAGGAGCAGAAATACTTGGTTCTGACGTAAATCACAACGAAAAGGTTATTACAATTAATGACCTTCTAACATCTTCAGTATTCTTATCGAATATCGAAGAAGCTAAAAACCACTGGGACGTAAGGTCAGCTTACTCTTCTGAAATTGGAAGAGCTTTAGCATTTACTAAAGATAAGCACATCTTACAAACTATTGGTCAAGCATCATTAGCATCAGCTAACGTATCTGACAGTGGATATGGTGCAGGAGCAACTATCACTAATACTGGTATCGCTTCAGCAACAGACGCAACTGCGGCTAACGCTATGATTGACGCAATCTTTGGTGCGGCTAAACAATTAGATGCAAACTACGTTCCCTCAGAAGGCAGAAAATGCTTTATGAGATTGGAAGAATACTACAAACTAGCAAACGCTACGAATGCAACAAATGTTGACTTCAGTGGTGGAGCTAATGGTGGTGTTGCTTCAGGTAAAGTGCTTAGAATTGCAGGTATCGAATTAGTACCTGTAGCTCACTTTGTATCTTCTAATGTAAACTCTGGTGTAGAACAAGGTTCAGCAACAGCAGGTGGCTCTAACCCTCAAGCGGTTAACCTAGCTAACTATGTTGCACTTGTATGTCACCCTTCAGCAGTAGGAACTGTTAAGCTAATGGATTTAGCTGTTGAAAAAGAGTACGACATAAGAAGACAAGGTACTTTAATGGTAGCCAAATACGCTATGGGTCATGGCGTTCTAAGAGGCGAATCAGCAGTAGGTATCAAAGAAGCATAATACTTCTTAATTTATACAGGGCGGAGATTAACACAGACAATCCGCCCTGTGTACTCACACAAAATTTAACTTAAAGGATATATGGCAACACAAATTACACCTACTACAGAATTGCAGTCGGTCAACATCATGTTGAGTACGATTGGAGAAGCACCTGTTAACTCAATTACAGGAACCACTACAGTAGATGTATCAACAGCTATAAATATTCTTAACGAAACTTCAATGTCCATTCAATCTCAAGGGTGGAATTTTAACACACATATAAATTACAAATCTTTATCAATCGACAGTGATGGTAAAGTACCCCTTCCTTCAAACTGCGTTAAAGCAGATGCAAACCCCTCTTACAGATATTTAAACTACACAATTAGAAACGGCTATTTATATGATATGGATAATCACACAGACATCTTTACTTCAGCACCTTCAAGTGTTGATTTGGTTCTAGTACAACAACTGGCACATTGTCCTGAATACGCTAGACAATATATTACAATGAAAGCGGCAAGAAGATTTGCTTCAAGATTTATAGGTGATAAAGAAATTACACAATTAATTGGTCAAGATGAAAATGAAGCTCTAATGGCATTTCATCAAGCTGATAGCCAAGAGGCTGACGCAAACATGCTTAATGGAGACCAGAATACATTTTCTATAATCAATAGAACACCTCGTAGGACTTACTAATGGGAAGCGTAGTATCGCAATCAATCCCTAACTTTTTGAACGGTATGTCTCAACAGACACCTACTCAAAGAGGTATTAATCAGGGCGAAGACCAAATAAATCTACAAAACGGTTTAGTTGATGGTTTAGCTAAAAGACCTCCTTTAGATTATATAGCAACATTAGATAGTTCTAATATCTATTCTAATAAAACAAAATTTTGGTCAATACAAAGAGACGCTTCTAATCAGTACATTGTAGCTTTATACAATGGCGGTGTTAAAGTATTTGATTTAGCAGGTAATGAAAAGACAGTTACTATTGCAAGTGGTTCAAGTTATTTAACTTCAACTAATCCAAGAGAGAATTTTAAATTAGTTAATGTTGCAGATTATACTTTCATTGCTAATACTAACACTACAGTTACAGCAGATAGCACTACGTCTGCGGCTAAAGTAGAAGAGTTTTTAATTGTTTGTAAATTAACAAACTACGGTAGAGAATATAAAGTAGCATTAAAACACCCTTCAATGGGACAAGAACTAGAAGTTATATTTCAATTACCTACTGGTAATGATGCGGCTACAGATGCAAAATTTAGAGACACTAACAAAATTACAGACATACTTTTAAAAGGAACTTCAAGTACACACTGGGATAGTAGTGCAAATGGTATTGGTTTTAAAGTTGTCAACACTTCTACTGGTTCATCAGTATCTACAACACAAGGATTATCTAATTATTCTGGTTTTACTTCTCATTTTACGTTTGAAGAATTTGACAGTGTAATTTATGGAAAACCTACTGATGGCAATGCGGCTTATACTATAACTACATCAGATGGTTCTGGTAACACAGCCATGTATGCAATCAGAGATGAGATACAAGATTTTAGTAAACTACCTTTCTACGCAAAGACAGGTGTAATTATGAAAGTAACTGGTGAAGAAGGTGATGAACTATCAGATTACTATGTAAAATTTTCAGGTAAATCAGGTGTATGGAATGAGACACTAGCACCTGCAACATCACTAGGAGTTACAAACTCTACAATGCCTCACGCATTGATTAACAATAATGATGGAACATTTACATTTCAAGAATTAACATGGACTGACAGAGTGTGTGGTGATGCAGATAGTAACCCTAACCCTACATTTATTGGTAGAAAAATTAATAACTTAACCTATTACAAAAATAGATTAGGTATTTTATCAGGAGAGAATTTAGTATTAACAGAAAATGCTTCTTTCTTTAATTACTTTGCAACAACTTCTACACAAGTTTTAGACACTGACCCTATTGATATAGCGGCTAGTGGTACACAAGTTAACACACTTAAAAACTCTGTAGGATTTAATGAAAGTTTATTATTATTTTCTGATACAGCACAATATAAATTAGATAGTTCTGGGGAAAGTATTTCACCGACTACAGCTATACTTAATGAAGTATCTTCATTTGAACATGATGATAAAGTTACTCCAGTATCAGCAGGTAAGTTTGCATATTTTGCACAAGCAAGAACTTCAGGTACAGCAATAAGAGAATACTTTGCTGATGATGATACATTAACAAATGATGGTATGGATATTACTGTTTCAGTAGGAAACTTAATACCAAGTAATTGTTATCAAATTGTATCTAATACAACAGAAGATACATTAATATTTTTAACTTCAGCTACAGGTGATAGTCAAACAGCACCTTTTAGTGGCACTGCGTCTTCAACAGATGCGGACACTATGTACATCTATAAGTATTTCTTTGATGGTGGCGAGAAAGTACAAAACGCTTGGTCTAAATGGACATTTACAGGTGCTAAAATTATAGGTGCTATGTCTTTAGAAAGTTTTATCTATGTAGTAATTTCTGAAGGGACTACTACAAAATTAGTTAAAATAGATTTAAGAAATCTAAAAGATGCCACTATAGGACATGGTGTTTATATTGACCTAAAAGCATCAGTGACAGGTACATACGCAAGTGGTACTGGCTTAACAACATTCACGTCACCTTATGGTGCTAAAACTGGTTTAATAGCTGTAGATAGAGTTAACGGTAATAACTACACAGCAACAAACACGTCAGGGTCTACGTATACAATCGTTGGAGACCACACAGCGTTATACATTGGTGTGCCTTATGAAAGTAAATACACACTATCTCCTCAGTATGTCAGAGAGAATACTGGAAGAGGATTAGTAGCTGTTACTTCAGGTAGATACCAAATAAGAAATATATCTTTTAATTTTGAAAACAGTGGGTTCTTCCAAGTGGAAGTTACTCCTACAAACAGAGATAAATCTACAAGTATTATGAATGGTTATATTATCGGTACTGCAACAAGTATCATTGGACAACCTGCTATTGCAACAGGAACTTTAAGAGTACCAGTTCAATCACAAAATTCAGAGTTTACTTTAGATATAAAATCTTCATCACATTTACCTATGTATATTTCAGGTGCAGAAGTTGAAGGTTATTATCACAACAGAGCAAGAAGAATTTAATGAAAGAAAATTACGTAAGAAAAGCAGAATTAAAAGATGCTTTAGAGTTAGCTCCTAAAATGAGAATAGGAGATAGAAAAGAAATTATGGCTTCAAATGGTTCAACACCATTAGAAAGTTTAGTTATTCCTTTTACACAAAAAGGTGCAAAGATTTATTCTATTATAGGTACAAAGTCAGAAGGTGTAATTGGAATGTTTGGGTCTACTCCTACTAATGAAAAAGATTACGGTGTAGTTTGGTTATTATCTAGTGAACATTTATTTAGACATATTAAACAGTTTATTAAAGAATGTCCTAAATGGGTAGCAGAGATGAGTGAAGGTTATGAGTACGTCTATAATTTTGTAGATGAGAGAAATTGGAAAAGTTTAAAATGGTTACAATTCTTAGGATTTGAACCTAAAGAAAAAATAGGAAACTTTGGTGTCGGTAAGATGCCATTTTTATTAATGATAAAAGAGGTAAATAATTAATGTGTGATATTCAAGCGGCACTTCAAGTAGCAGGAGCAGTTGTTTCTCATAGACAAAAGAAAGCTGACAATAAAGCTATTAGAAGAGACCAAGAAACTACAAGACGAAATGCCGATAGAGGATATTTACACGACCTTAACAAAATTGACCAAGAGAAAGTTAATGCTGACATGGAGAAAGCAAAGGCTGAACTTAAAACTAAAGCAACAAGAGATGGTGAGATTGCACAAAAAATGAATTTAGGTAACGCAAACAATACAAAAATAGTTCAATCTATTGGTGCGTTATATGATGAAGATTGGAATGAAATTACAAG